AGAGTCAACGCTATACTGCCTTTGATAGAAGGGGGACGAATTTTTATTCCAGAACAGGCAGAATGGTTAGATTCATTCATAGACGAAACAGTAACATTCCCTGGAGGAAACCATGATGACCAAGTTGATGCTATGACGATAGCTATTGATGTTCTGTCAAGAACATCCATTTCGCCCGATGCTTGGAGCTTACACACAGATGCTTCACAGTCATTGAACAACGCTAACATAAAAGCTCTTGGAGACTCCCTGACTAGAAAAGTTGATAAAAAAGCACACGAATGGAAAGGTTGGGGTCTTTAAGGACGACCAAGTTAATAACAGAAAGTATAGTTTAGATTATGAGTGTAGGTGGCCCAAAAAGTAGAACGACAATAAATTCTGGTTCTGGATACAGAAACGCTGAGTATGTATCAGGCCCGAATGAAGGTGTGGTTGTTGACCTTTCTGAATTTGCAGAAGACTTAGTCAACTATCAAGACATATCCCACCGATTGTCAGACGAACAAGAAAGACGAATCGTAGACTATGTAAAGTCTATGGTCGATATGTCTTTCTTTAAAATTAGAAAAAGGTACGACCATTGGACGGAAGCAGACCGAGCCCATGATGTTTACGTACCACCAGAAGCTACAGATTTCAGAGAAAAAGCTGTAATCGCTGATACCAGAGCTATCGCCGATACGGTTCTCACATACTTGATGGCAGCACTATCAGGCAGAAACCCAATGTTTCAGCTTGAAGGCCTCAACAGAAAGTCCAGACAATCATCTATGATTCTGGAAAGAGTATTGCATCAGCAGATGCGAAGGACGGCTGGTGAAGCACGTCTCGCCCAACTTCTCCTTGATAGCATACGCTACGGGTTCGCTCCTACGAAAATAGTTTGGGACTCTGGGACAAATCAAAATCGTATGATTAACTTTGACCCAAGGCGCTGCTTCCCAGACCCACGAGTAAACTGGGGTGACTGGGACAACATGCAGTACATAGTCTTCTCAGACTACGTCAGCTTCAACTCGCTTCTATACAGTGGAATGTATCCGAAGCTAAAGATGTTCCCAGCTCTACGCCACAAGATTTCACCGCCACGAAATGCTTGGAACGCACACCAGTTTCATAGGGAAGAAGGCAGAGGTCTATCAATAGACCCGTCTGCGCCGAACCAAAGAGAAAGATTCGACCACGCATACTTCACACTTGGCGACGCACGAGTGGTAGACGAATCGTGGGTACGTTTATCTGGTCACGAAATCAACATACCTACAATCGACCAAATATTCCTAGTCATCACAATACTAGACGAAAACGTAGTCATTCGATTCCAGCTCAACCCATACGGCAGACAGATGCCAGCTGTTATCGGTGGTCTATATCAAGATTCGCACAAGACTTATGGTCAATCACTCTACGACCTTATCTTGCCGATGCACGATATAGCTACATACCTGATGCGTTCACGTATCGACAACATTAGTGCAGCACTCAACAATCTCATATTTGTTGACCCAACACAGGTAAGTGTCCCTGACCTAATCGACAGGAATCCTTGGGGTGTTGTCAGAACGTTGCCAGGGACAAAGCCTGGAGACGGTGTATTTATTGCACAGGTTCCAGACGTAACCCGTGGTCACTTTAACGACATTGCTGCTATGGCAGAACTCAAGCAAAGAGTATCGGCAGCATCAGACGCACAACAAGGTATGCCAACATCAGACGGCATCCGAACGGCGACAGAAATACAACGTCTAACACAACTGGGCTCACAACGTCTTGGTGTGCTAGCACGTGTAATGTCTGCCACCACCATCCGACCTATGGTGCGGATGATGGTTGCTAACATACAAGACAGTCTGTCTATGGAGGGTTCAGTCAAGGTAGACGAAAGAGAAATGCCAAACCAACTAGCGTCTATGGTAGATGACGGCTACCTCGACTTTGACGTACAAAAAGATTTACAAGGCGATATTGATTACCTTGTGATTGATGGCACACTACCACTCGAACCAACACGTAATGCTGAGACATGGATGAACATGCTACAGATTATGGCGCAGACAGGTTTGAACATGGAATACAACGCTGGTCAGATTGCTGAAGAAGCTATTAGAGCTATGGGCATTACAGATATGGACAGGTTCCGTATATCCAAAGACCAGATGGCACAAGAAGGCCCAAGCCCATCTCAGCAAATGCAGCTTATGGAAAAGATGCGAGGTGCATCAGTACAACCGAATGAGAACGTCCAGCAAGAAGTTCAGAAGGGCAACCTCATTCCATTAAGAGAGAGGCAAGGACAATGAGCAAGGTAGAAGCACTCAAAGCCTCCATTACAGACAAGAAGATAGTTGACTTGATGGAGGAGAATGACAGGCTCTTGGGACTAGAGCTTGCGGAAATGAATAAGACAAGAACGTCTGAATACAAGTCAATCAAGGATAAGATGACAGCTATGGAAGAAACCATAGCCAAACTAGAAACAAAGATTGAAGCATTAGAAGGAGCTGGTCAGGACGACAAGTATAAGATTACTAAAGTAAAACTAATACAGTTGATGAAAGATTTGGGGTATTACAACTAATGGCACAAACTCAACCAACAGGCGAACAGATACGATTCCGTTCCTCTAAGACAGGGGAACACATTTTAGATACGTACATGGAGAATACCGAGAAGGGTACACGTAGCCTTCCCGATATGATTGACGACCTGTTTGATAATTCAGGTGTATTTCGTTCAACTAACTTTGAGTTTAGATTCGACCCAGCCACAGACAAAATACAAGTTCGCATAGGTCAGTTTGCTAACGCATCTACTGGTTATGTAGACATTACAACATTCTTTAACATCACAGGCGCATTTAGTACATCAACAACATATCAAAACTTTGATGTGGTCACTGACAGTGTAAAGGACGTGTACATCGTACACGGACTAACTTCAGGACAAACTTTTTCTAGCGAATCAAATTTTACATCTAGCAGCAACACGACAAAGATAGTCGATGTTTCCGAAGCACGAGCCTATGCCATAAAAACAGACGGAGCCATAACAGGCTCAGAATACAGTGCAAAAGCCTGGGCTATTGGAGGCACAGGTGTAACGGGCGCAGCTAATGCGGGTAACGCAAAAGACTGGGCGATAAAGACAGACGGCACAGCAAACAATGCAGAGTTCTCCTCGAAGGCCTACGCTCTTGGCGGAACTGGTGTAGACACCACCACTGGTTCTGCCAAGGACTGGGCTATTAAGACAAGCAGTACAGTCGGTAACACAGGAGAGTATTCAGCAAAGTTTTGGGCGACATCTACAAACGTAGTCACAGTTGCCAATGGAATTGCAAACATCAACACCGTTGCAACAGACATTACAAACGTTAACACTACAGCTACAAACATAGCTAACGTAAACACAGTAGCTGGAATCAATGCAAACGTAACAACAGTAGCTGGCATACAAGCCAATGTTACAACAGTTGCGGGAATATCAGCGAATGTAACCACAGTTGCTGGAATCTCGTCTGACGTCACAGGCGTAGCTGGAATTTCGTCTGCGGTATCTGCCGTAAACTCAAACGCTACAAACATTAATGCCGTCAACGCAAACTCAACTAACATTAATACAGTCGCTGGTGTAAATACCAACGTCACTACAGTCGCTACCAACATAGCAAACGTAAACAGTGTTGCTGGTATATTCTCAGGCACACAGACGTTTGCGGTTACAGTTGTAAACTCTGGTGGTAACAAGTTTGCAATAGACGGAACAACAAACCCTACACTTACGCTAGTTAGAGGTTTTACATACACATTTGACCAAAGTGATGGAACTAACAGTGGACACCCGTTAGCATTTAAAAATGGGTCTACATCTTACACGACAGGCGTAACAACAACAGGAACCCCAGGGCAAGCGGGGGCAAAAACTGTCTTTGCTGTACCAAGCAATGCTCCAGCATCAGGTCTTCTTTACTACTGTACTGTCCACGGCAATGCTATGGGCAACACGATTGCAACACAAAACAACGACATTGCTACAGTCGCATCAATATCTTCAGACGTAACTGCTGTTTCAAACATCAACGCAAATGTCACAACTGTTGCTGGAATAGCATCAAATGTCACAACTGTAGCAAACAATAATGCAAACGTCACAACAGTGGCGGGTTCAATCGCTAATGTAAATACAGCTGCGGGCTCAATCGCAAATGTCAACACAGTCGCTGGTTCAATAGCCAATGTAAATACAGTTGCAGCAAACGTCACAGACGTAAACTCATTTGCTAACACTTAC